TTTCCCTGGCGGCATCCCAGAGCTTTTAATGCCCGAATTCTGCTAGACCGTCTCAATCTTTATAGGTCTTGTTCGACAAGGATCTCAATCTTTATACCTGTACCGAACTAGTTAAAAGTATCAACCGGATAGAACGTGTCAATACCTTTTATCAAATATTTGTTATCTAAGCCCTCGTTCTAAAGCTTCTAAGAAGCTAACATCGGCTGAAACCTCTGGTGCGCTTCCTTTTTCCGCTCCAGCGGATGGAGTTACGGAACGAAGTTCTTTGGTAAGCTTCTCCAATTCAGACATCCTAGCTTGGGTTTTAGAAACATAATCTTGAAACACGGACATAACTACCGGCATAGCTGCCGCATTAAAAGTCAACCTAGCTTTAGACTTTGGGTCTAATTCGGTATCTTCAATCATGCGAGCCTTTTGCTGAATATTGTTAATCGTATTGTTCCATGCTTCGTTGCCCTCAATAGGTCGAAGAATAGCGTTTTCCTTCTGTAGATTATCCCATTCAGTTTTGTAAGCATTTTCAAGTTCAGCCTGAGATTGCTTCTGCAAGTTCTCCATATATTGCTTCTGGTCGCTATCTAGCATCTGAAGAACTGTTTGAACGTCCTTTGTAAGTAACTCTTTACGCTCAAATACTTTCTGCAATTCTTCGGCTTTATTTCGGATAGAAAGAGAATCTACCGGATCTAAACCCGAGGTCACTTCTTTCAAAAGAGCCCTTCGTCTAGCTGCATCGGGTTCAACCATAGCTGCATAAATATTCCGAGGATCGACTCCTTCATAAAGATTGGCAATATCTGCCACTTCTTTTTGGATATTATTCAGGGGTTCGGTTACAGCCTGTTTATATTCTTTAGTTGACTCAAGACGGGAGAAACGCAATTCATTTTCGTATTCATCGCGCTCCTGTTTCAAGGCATCGAGTTGAGCTTTAAGATCGATCTGTTCAATCGAATCTTTAGGGGCTTCGGAGCTTCTCGTTTCAAACTCTTTAATCTTAGCGCGAGCGTCTCGCAAATCTTTTGTTAAACGAGCCCAAGCAGTCTGTGCCTCGGGTTTAAGATTATCGGGAGCTTTAACATCTAAGTCATCAGAAGATGCTTCTGTTTTCTGGATTTCTTCCTTTCCAGTTAAACGTTTAGTAAGAACATCCAATGGATTGGTAGTCGTTGAGGCGTCAGTTTTAGAAGGCTCAACAACTCTTTCAGTGATTGGTTGAGTCGAGGTAGATATTGGTTCAGGCGTGGCTTCGGTAACTGGGGCCTTCTCGATTGCGTCAAATCCCGAGTCAATTGCGTCAGCCAAACTTACAAAGTTATCTGCTCCGGCAGAATTTTTGGCTGCTGGTTCTGGTGTCGCTGTTGCGTTTTCGCTCATATTTTCTATTCCTTATTCCTCTATGGTTTCGTTTAGTTGTTTCTCCCAGGGAGCTGGAAGATCATCTTTTTGTTTGCCGTCTTCTGTCAAAGATTTTAGGAATCGAAGGGCTTCAAAATACCCTTCTCTTCGAGAATTTAAAGTCGCGTTCCAATCAATAAAATCAACCCCAACTGGCGGCATAGCGGGAACTGGAGTACCAGAAAAATACAATAGATTTAAAAGGGCTTTCCCTGCTTCAGATCCTGAAAAAGCTTTCCAGGCAATCTTATAATCGTCTCTTTTATTCCAATCTTCTAAGGTCATGCTTTTTGGGCGGTGGTGCTCATCGCGCTACGAAGGTTAGCGGCCGCTTGAGCATCTTGTAAAGCTAATTTTTGCTTTAACTCCGCCTCTTTAAATCGAGCATCTAGCTGTGCTCTTTCTTGCTTTAACTGCATATCCAACTCATGTTCTTGCATCTTCATTTGCATTTGTGGCGAAATACCCTGAACCTGTCCTTGTTGTAAAGCGGCTTGCTGTTGCTGTTCGTTGGCAGCCCGAATGTCCTGCTCGACGTCTCGTTGGAGATTAACGACAGCCTCGCGTAAAAGATTCATAGCCAATTTTGCTTGTCCAATTTCCTGTTGCTTTGTTTTATCGTCCGCGATTTTAATTAGATGTTCATTTGAATGCTCGTAAACAAGGGTCAGGAACATCATCGTGGCCTGCTTGTCTTGTACTTGATTATTTTGAACTGCCTGGACAATCGGTTGAGTCTCTCTCAAATGCATGCCTAGATGGATAGCATGATTTTCATTAGGCATTACAGTGACCTTTCGACCAGCTTGCATTGCTCCATTTTCCAGCTCTGCGATTTTGGCATCTGCTGGAATACGATTCTTAACCGTAGGATTTGGAATATACCGGTCAACCATATCGTAACCAACACGAGCAGCGACACGATCCCGTACAGCATTAAGCTGACCGACCTCGTCAAATCGGGGCAGCATACTCATAAACTCGTTGAAGGCTGAAAGACGAGCCGCAGGAGATCCAAGTCCGACTGCTTTTACTGCATCAACGGAATAAACGGCTTTGACTGCTTCCCATGGTACTCCGCGTTCTTGAAGTCGACTTCTAAACTTTTTAGCTTCATCCGATCCAGGTTCTCCGGGAACCCAAGTATCCCGTTGCAATCTTCGGAATTGTTCCCGCAGTAGTTTGCCCCATGGGACGTAAAACAAATTCATGGCATTAGTGGTAAGGATTGCCTCATTTGCCAACTGCGCTTCAACCTCAGTTGCAGTTCTAGGGTTTCCTGTTGGGGCGTTCATTTGAGTGCGGTAAGAACCAGTATTGCTCTGGCGAACCATGGCCATCTCGTTTACAATCGGTTGTACATTGAGCGCTAAATTCGGATACTGAGTCTGAACAACATTCAATCCTGGGGGTAGGAATGAAAGAGGTCCAGAATAAGCCATCGTCATTTTAGAGATATCTTCGGAACTCTGCGGTTGTAGCAGAACGGAAGTCTGCAACATTGCTCCGTCGGCCATTGCGCAACGAAGACGATTGGTCATTTGGATGTGTGGGAAAATCTTATAGCCAAGACCACGAATTGAATGGTAGTTCCCGTTGCCAACACCATAGGTAAAAATATGGAAAGCTTCAGAAGCAGACTTGAAACGATGAAGTTTTTTAAATAGGAAATCACCGGAACCGTCTCGACGGCCAATTGCGTGTGAGTAGGAACCGTCAAACTCACGTACATAATAATGAATAACGTGGACTTCGCGGCTTCTTACATGAGCGAAATACAAATCATTATCTTTAATCTGCCTCTGTAATTCTTCCCAGTTATAGGCATCTGTAGGATAAGTTGTGGTAGCGTCTCGGATAGCCTGTCTTACAGCTTCTACATTCCACCCAGCTTGCTCTGCAATCTTTGGGTTTTCGATATACTGGAACAACTCGTGGGTCAAATAAATGCGGCGAACGCAAGCAATCTCGACTTTATCTTCCGTAGCTTGAGTCCCCCGGGGAATTAAGAAATCACCAATAGGGCAAACATTCCACTGCCAGTTACGTTCATCTTCAAAAAACGCAACCCCTAATCCTTGTGAAATAAAGTAATACGAAAGTAACTGCTGACGGAAATAAAAAGCAGACCAGTCTTTACAAAGAAGTTTATGAAACTCTTCGGCAATAATAGCTGCATATTCTTCGCGTTGGCTCTCATCCCCAAAACGAGTTTTAATATTTACTAAACGATCGACCGAAGTTACCAAATCGTTATACGAAGTGAGGGCTTTTTCTAAATCTGCTGCGGCTTCTCCGAAATTAAGATTAGCTCTATAGTTCTGACCCAACCTACGCAATACAACTGGGTCATAAGGGGCTGCTCCGTCAAACATCTCCATGATGCGGGTACGGTCACGAGCCGATACTTCATCGGCTAAATAAAGGTTTTGGTACAAACCAAAAAGACCTTTATGGTCACTTATCCTAGTTTTTGGCGGTTTACCGTCTTCGGAAAGGTTTAAAAGATCGGAATCTGGAGAAGAATTGGATGGATATTTGGGTTCCACAAGTCCGACTAGTATGCGGGAAGGCAATATTCCTGTCAATCAGCATCTTTATTTAGATAGAAAAGAGGAGGCTGCCAAAGCGCTGTCTAGTTTTCTGGCTTGTTCTTGCCAGGTAGACCGTAATTTTCCGCTAACTAGTGAGCCCGCTGTAATGCCAAGTTTCTGCCTTGCCAAGTCAAGCCCTAGAAAAAAAGCATCGGCCAAGTCGGGGGACTTTCCAAGCCGTAATTTATAGTCACGTTTAGGCTCTACTGTAACTTTGCCCCCAGCAGTAGTATTATATTTTCTGCCAGTCATTTCTTTAGCAAGATCCGGTACAATTCCTTTTAACTGGCCCGACCTCATATACTCCACCCCCGAAAACCAAAGTTCTGTAACTCGATTTGTATACTTATCTATACCTCTAATAGGGTTAGTTACGCTAACTGGAAGGGTCGATGCTTTCTCGCCAAACTTAATCCGAAGGATTCGATTTGACCATATTTCAGATAAAATGTCACAAAAAGGATCTCCTGCGCCAGTGGCGTCAATTGCAAGTCTTTCGGGAGGAACTCCCGTTTCTTGACAAATACGCATGACTTCTTTGGCAATCTGGAAGTTACGTGGTTCTGGTTTAGTTACATCTTCGCGAAGATTGTGGAACTTATGCAAAGCTACTGCCGGTCCAGATTCTTCGCTCTGGCCGTATTTAAGAATGGCTAGCACCGATCTGTCTCCTCCATTTGTGAACGCGGGATCGAATCCGGCCAGGTAAAGTGGGGGATTTGACCATCTTGGCTCTTTAGTAACATCATACTTTCTAAAATCGGCTTCTGAATAAATACCCTCTTCAGCTCCGACTGGTGCTGGAAAGCTTCGTATAAACCGCCAGAATGAGAGTGAATTTTCTCCTTCATTGTCTATGGCGTACTTAACTTGCTTTGAGGTTAGCAAGAATGGCCATTTATCGTCATGCTCAATGTTTGGGGTTTTAAGTCCGTCGAGGTGGATACACTTACCGGATTTAGTTTCCCACTCTTCAGAGTCTACCGTGATTGAGTTCCATCCGTCTTTAGGTGTGGAGAAAACTCCGAATGGATCATACTGAGAATTAAAGTTACCTAGGGCTACGCATTGAAATTGAGGATTTGCGTTTAAATTGGAAATGGCTTCAAACACGGAATTAGTTACATCGGTGGCTTCGTCAATAATCAAGAATACTCGTTTGTTCTTCAATCCAATTAGTTTTGCCGTGGCTTCTTTTTCTTTGTCTGGGCTGGAAGGAACCAGAGTAATAGAGGAGCGATCTGATGCTTCTCCGGATTCAGAAGCATCAAGCACAATCTTACCCATGGAGTCGACTAGTTTCCCGGGAAGTCCGGGAACCTGCATATATCTTTCTCGAATAGAACCCCACAAACGTTTTCGGGCTTCTCGAACGCTGGTCGTAGTGACAAGCACCAAGGTTTCATGTGGAGCGCAAAGCCAATTTACCAAACCCCACATAGCCATAGTGGAAGTTTTGGCTGAAGACTTTGGACCGGAAATAGCTAAATAATTTTCTTCGCAAGCTCGTTCAATCATCCAGTCGGCCCAAGGATGCCAATGGAAGCCATTCTTGTTTTTTGTTTTGTGGTAAGGCCAAAGGAGATTTACTACATTCTTAAAGTGTTGGGCTTTTCCCAAACCCCCATCCTCAGGCTTCAATCCCATTTTGAAAGCCAACAATTCGATGTCGAGGTCTCCGGCTCCATCTGGCCAGGACTTTCCATATTTTTCT